CGGCTTCTTAACGGAACTTTATTCCTTTTCGCTTTCCTCTCCTTTGGAAAGTTAGCTAGAGGGTTGTCCGTTAGGGGGACTGATATTGAGGAGAGTCGAGCTAGCAAGTGGCCCTTTCCCTCCATCTCTACCGTAACCGGTACCCAAGACAATCTCGTCACACGGTATCCTTCGATTCCATGTTTCAAGCGCGTCCTCAACGTTTCATCAGGGTTAGAGATAAAGCACCCGTCAAGGGGCCCCAGCTCTCCTGATGTTTCGTCCAACACCGCTGTACCACGGTACCTGATTTCTCGAGGCACCGCCGATACTGCTTTGTAGAACAACTGGCGGAACCGCACGTCGCACCCGTAGTTAGGGTACTTCGCACGTAAACGCAACGTGTTCGCGAAATTATATACGCGAAAGGGGATAGATAGGTCCTCTTCCAAGAAGACCGGCTTACAGTCCACGCCCGCAAAGTAGTGAGCACCACAACTCTCCCGGAAATTCCCGGTGGAGAAGCTTTTCTGCTTGTTCACAGTAAAGCCTAGGTACGTACTAAGCGAGCAGAAGCAAGAATAGGCTGCGGAGGGTATAATCACGTCATCTCCGTAAACACTAACCTCGCTAGGGTCGCAACTGGTTGCTTCACAAGCAGCCACGGCCACAGCATAAAAGATCAGCGTCTCTAGGTCGAAGGTGAATCCATTCCCCATGGAGGAGAACTTTTCCCACTTCATCGTTTTACCGCCTAGAACCCCGTACTTGGAACGTACCAAATCCATCACTTCGAACCACCGTACTGCCGTACTTGGGTGCGGAAGTTCTACACCGGCACTAAACAGGTTTCGGACAAGCTCTCGAGCAATGGAATCACTCGCTGACGAGAAGTCAACGGTAACAGTCAACCCAGTTAAGCTGCCCTCACGGGCCGCCCTCTGATTAATTGACTGGTTAGTGAGGTCAATTCCAACTCTTCCCAACCGACGCCTTATCATACGACCAATCCCTAACTGACACCAGAGGTTGAATCCTGGTTCACCAGCTATGACTCGATCAATTTTCGACGTCTTAGGTACGGTTATTATGGTATTCCCAACCTCGAATGATGGGTAACCCAGCTTTTGGTACGCCAGGCTCATCCACCACTGTGGGTACGCCGCCGGAAATGTTTTGGCGACTAGGGGGTACAGATCTACAGTTATACCAGTTTCATCCTGGAATTTCCTGGAGGCTGAAGTGTTATCACCCTTACAAATGGTGCTCACACCAGGCCCCCATGATGACAGGTCGTACATCTCCAGAGGGTTAAACTCCCCTAAGACCTTTTCAATTATCCGCCGCACCTTAGGTAAAAGTGCGACGTTTGCGGCACGGTCAAAACACCCCAACAGGGTGAGACCGGTGTTTTGCCACAAAAGATTGGGTCCTAAACGGAGGTTGGCTTCTGCACAACCCTGTTCAAACTTCTGAAACTTGGACAGGGCTAGCTGCTCGCGGTCAAAAGAGGTTTTCAAGAACTGAGACCTCACCAAAAACGAGGAAGCCAAGTACGCATCCCTAAACGATTGACTATTCTCATAATCATTCGGATTACACTCAAGAGCCACAAGCTGATCATACTCCTTATAACTAAAGAGCAGATAAGCCGTAAGTGACCGAGGGCAATCAAGGGCCTCATAGAAGGAGACGACTGCTTCGGACGTAAAGTCCACGTCTAACTCTTTCGTGCCAAGGGTACTTACCCTTGTCTTACCGTGCTTCTCAAAAGACATGGTTTTGCACTCCAATAAATGAATGTTAATCCCGGGGGGTATTTACTCTCCCACTCCGGGTACCTTTTCCCAACCAGCTAATGGAAGGCTGGGAAGGCACAGGGTAACCATACCCCTTCACAGGGATAGAGCCTACGCCTTGTGTACCAGAAGAGGGCTTTCAAGCCCCCGGGGGTTCGCTGAACTTGGACCCGATTACTCGGGTTTAATATCAGTATACATCTTCGAGGAGAGTCACTGCGTTAACCAGGGGTGACCCAGTAAGATCACTGGGTGCCTGGTCGTTGGCCTTGATTGTCAACGCGAAGAGCGACCGGCACAAAGAGAGGAAAATCAGCCTTTCAGCCGACGTCCCCCGCTCGGGGATGAGATGGTCGACATGCATCTGGAAATCGTAGGCCGTCTTGGGACCAAAAATCCCCACAGACGGATCAATCGTTTCCATAATTGGCATGAAAAGTTTCGTGCTTGCCCTATAGACCCGAGACTCCTTGGTAGGAGCCCTGAGACCGAAGGTAACACGTGGATAACCGAGCGGGATCCCTCCCGAACGGTCAACCCAACTTGCTACGTTAGCAGGTTTCCACCCCTCAGGGGCAAAGGTTTTATCTACCCCGACCGTAGCACTCGTCGTAAGAACATCCGACGCGACTATGGACGAAAGCAGGAGAGGAGCTAATGCTGCCATGTCTACTTTCCTTAGGAAGTTACTTCAAATCCGGAGATGTTTTACAGGTGCTCCAGAAAAAACCTGAGCTACGAGAGCGAGACCGGTCGCGATGTGTTGCGTCGACAGAGGGTTTTGATAGATCGGAAAATGGTTAGGCGGGAAGCCTGTTAAGGGCGTCCTTGTGCACGATACCACCTCGATCATTACCTCTTTCTGAGTTTGATACTCAGTCTTCACATTTCCATTCACGGTCGGCGGTCGATTCCCGACCTTTCCATAACTACTTCCCTTGTAAAACACAGTCTCACACCCTTTTACAAAGGTGCGCCCGAAAGTCGCGTCAAGATTGTCTAAAAACGCGCCCAGAGGGAAGAAGTAGTCAACTAAAAAGGAGAAAGGAACTAATTCCCAAACTACTGCAGCGGGGTTTCCAAGCCCCAACGCAGTTCCGGCTTTAACCTCCGGTAGTTCGGTAAAGTAGAGTACGTAGCGAACCACGTACTTGCCCCGTTCACGTATGACGTGTGTGCCAATAGCGTCTAACGACGACGACTTGACACTCGTGCTACGTTCGGATTTTGCCGTCAACTTGGTCCTTTTCAGGAAGTTATCACCGTAGAACTTCTCGAGGTACTGAGTCGCTCCGTAGATGTCCTGTACCAGAGGTTGCCAGCCTAACTTAAGTTCCAACCAGTTGCTTGCTAAGGACTGGTGGTTGCTGACCTTTCGGTTTCCCGTTCTCGGGTTTAAGCCTAGGGTTGCAGCTGCCCCACGAAAGTTACCCCTTCGTAACGAAAGAGCTGCCCTCGCCAACTGAGTGAGAGAATCCCCAATCATTTGGATACTCTTGCGACCTTCCAATAAAGCAACAGGGAGGTTAAAATCCTGGTCCTTCAGTTTTCCAAGGATCTTTCGCGATGCCCTGAGTTTCAGGTCAATCAAGATACTGAGGTTTTTAGACGGCGTAGTGATTATAGTTCCTTCTTCGGGGTACAATCCAACCGTATCATCAGTGGGCCAAGTGCCAGTAACTAAATTCGTGGCACGTTGTTTCTGATAACCCGATAAACTCCACCTCCAAGTTGATTCGTAGGAGAATGGATTCATCGGCAGGTCTATAAGCTGTTTATCAGTCATAGTCCTGTAACCCGGAGTTGAGGTACTAATACGAGTCCAGGACCCGCCTGTAACATCGACGGGTACTAAAGGAAAGACTTCCACAAACCCGGCTGAGGTAGTAAATATCCTCATTCGGTTGCCAAGCTGCCTAGGATGGTCTCTAGTTATGCTTGACATGCTTGTCTCGTGCCGATCTAATCGACGTTACCAAACGTCGTTCCTTGTCAGGCGAGACTTCTAGAGGGTACTTTCTCCTCTCTAAGTTCTGCATGACTCTGGACACAAGGTATTCATGATCTTGTGCCCTCCTTAACTCCGGCCGGTGAATTGCATCAATCACCGACGGCGCTAAGATGGAGATTATTCTCCTACACCACATTCGACTATCCCATAGGATGATCACTACCAGTCCTAGACAGACGCCGAAAACGAGAACTAGTGGTAACACTAAGCCCCCTTTGATGATCAAACTCATTAAGGACGTTAATGTTTCCATTGCTTTAGCTCTCTAAAGAACTTTCTGGATATCCCAGGTCGAGTTCTTTCGTGGTGACAGCGGACCCCAGGATGGGGTTTCCGCCCTTAAAACGCCCGTTTTAGCACTACTAAGTAAACGCCAGCCGCTCCGACCCACGACAGGTATTAATATCGACGCTTGAAAGGCGACCGATCCCTGTGTGTAAGGATGCCATCAAAGGCAGCGGCTGACATGCTCAGTTAGGTGCGAACAATGTCCTTGACCACGGAAACTGAGATAAACTTCCGGGCTTCTTCGCCCGAAAACTCAACCACAAATATCCATCCGAAGATTGCAAACATATGCTGGTGAGCACAATAAGCATACTCACCGCCGCAGTGTGAACAGTCTGTAACATTTTGATCGGATGAGGTCCTCATGGTATCTCCTAGGTTAGGGTTCA